AGGTTGATCGCTACGCAGCATTGAATCGGAAGTACGTCAAAGAGCGTGACACCTACCAAGTCGAAGCCGACCGTTTAGCGATGGAGTGCAAGGTGCTGCGGGATGCACTGGCGGAAGTATTGAAAGCTGAAATGCCGACCTATCACGACTGCACCGATGACGGTGAAATGGAGTGCCACTGGTGCATTGCAGTTAAGGCTTTAGTCAAGAAAGTCCCAGTAGAAGTATCTCGGGACGCAAACCCAGACGAAATGAACAAACTGCACGGTGAGGATTACGGCGTAGATTGGACATACAAAAGGAGCAAATCATGATTAAGACTTGGGAGCAGAGGATGCCAGCGCGGCTACCAGAATCCATGATTGACTGCGCAATGATGCAGGTGCAGTGCATGGCTGATGAGATTAACGAACTTACTGCGGAGAACAAGACGCTGCGGGATGCACTGGAATATGTCATGGATCGATTGGTGGATAAAAATGAAGATGACATAGCCGCAGTAAAGGCCCGTGCAGCACTACAAGGAAAAGTGAAATGACCTGCAAATGGACAAAGACCAGCCAGTACACCTACACCACAGCGTGTGGTGGCAGGTTCACTTTCTATCTCGGCAAACCGAGCGATCATGTTTGTACCTGCGGGAGGCAGGCAATATGAGCATCACCGCAATGAAACAGGCGCTTGAGGCTTTGAAAGAAACCCACTACGTCCTGATAAACGCAAACCTTCTGGATCAATCGCGGCTAGATAAAAACTTCACTGCGGCTGATGCCCTGCGCCAAGCCATCGCGCAGGCTGAGAAGGTGGAGCCTGTGGGTCAATTACTTGAAGACGCATTTGGGCGCGGACAAGTAATGTGGTTCAACAAGCCATCCGACGAATCCATGCTCTACACCCACCCACCAACAGCACCAGCGCAGCCACTGACAGACGAAGACATTCAAACCCTGATCAACAAAGCAGACAAAGAATGGCACGAAGACGAAGTGACAGACGAATGGGCTGAACGATTTGCAAGGGCAGTCGAAGCCCACATCAAAGGAGCATCACTATGACAGACAGAGAATTACTTGAACTCGCGGCTAAGGCTGCTGGTATGGGGTACGAACCGTTTTCTCCAAAAAACGGATATGACTGGAATCCTTTGAATGATGACGGTGACGCTCTGCGGCTGGCTGTGAAGCTGGGAATGGCACTGGTATTGAAAGGCAGTCAAGCCATGCACCCGCATGTAACAGTAGAAATTGACTTGCACTACACAAGTTACACAAACGCAGCTTTTGAGGAGCAGCCTGATGATGGTGACCCATACGCCGCCACCCGCCGAGCCATTGTCAGAGCAGCGGCAGCGATTGGAGCATCACTATGACCACCCAATGCACAAAAGTCTGCGAAGCACTCGCACTTAAAGCAGAGCTTGACAAGCTACGCGAGGCTGCACGGCTGGCGCTGGAGGCTCTGCAGCGAGGCGAAACAAAGCTGCGGTGGGAAGCCATCGCCGCACTACAGGAGGCATTGAAATGAGCCACACCGCAGACATTCGAGCCATGCTTCACAGCAACCCGGACGGCATCAGGGCCAGTGAGATTCACGCTGCAATGCCTGACATCAGCAAGGCCACGACGATCATGCGTAACCTGCACCGCATGCCTGATGCCTACATCGACCGCTGGATGATTGGCACTGGCACGCGCGGCCAGTTCGAGGCCGTCTGGTGCGCCGTAGTGACCCCCAAGGACTGCCCCCACCCCACTGACAGATTCCAACCGACGACAACGTGGATCACCAATGACACACAAGCTCAACAATGACAAGACTGTCGCCGTATCGACAGATACCTACTGGATACCCGTCGGCCCCGATACCCCGCGCGGGGTAAAGTTGCAGCTATTAGGCCAAGGCGGCGTGGCAACCTACGGGGATTACCACGGGGATAAATTCTGGACGCACTGGTGCCCCCTACCAAAAATTCCCGGGGTGATATACAATGTTCATAACTTAACAAAGGAGAACTGAAATGATTCAAAATCTTTCTGACAAGGAGCTGGTCCACCATGTGGACAACAAGCCCAGCGCCACGGAGCTGGAGCGTGAGCTGGCGAACAGGCTGGACGCAAAGCTGATGCTGATGACGGTCCTTCGGACCGAAGCGGCGCGCCTAAAAGAGCGTGTTTACGCACGTACTGAGGATGACATGCTATGAGTAACGACAAAGACAGCGCCCTCGCCATGCAAGTCGGAGGCAGCCACTACCGTGAGATGAAGATTCAGCCCGTAGAGTTCATTCACGCTAACAAGATACCCTTCATTGAAGGGTGCATCATCAAGTATGCGTCACGCTGGCGTGACAAAGGGGGCATCAAGGACCTTGAGAAGATCAAGCACTTTGTGGACCTGCTGATTGAACTGGAGAAACCAGAGTGACCCCCGAAGCGAAAGTCAAACAACGGGTACGCATACTACTCGAAGCCAAGGGTGCGTGGCATTTCATGCCTGTCAGCAACGGTATGGGGCGGCACGGGATTCCCGACATCATCGCCTGCTACAACGGGCGCTTCCTTGCCATCGAGTGCAAAGCGGGGAAGGGACATACCACCGCGCTGCAGGAGCGGGAGCTGGAGAGAATCAATGCTGCGAACGGTATTGCCATCGTCGTCACTGACGACCCGGATACGCAATCAGCACTCATTAAACTTTTGGAGAACTTATGACTACAGAAAAGATGCAAGCGGCGGAGAACATCATGGCGCAGATCGTTGCGATGGATGAAGAGAAGCAGCTGGCGTTCAAGGTAATCGTCGTGGCAATTCTGCGGATCATGGCAAACGAAGAGGGGTGCGGAGTACTGGCCCTTGACGTTGAGGGCGACGGGAAGGTCATCATGTCGGTGCTGGGGAACCCCATGATCGCGCCCTGCCTGACACGCGCTATGGCGGACGTCATGGACAAGATGGATGCGCCTGTTGGGGGCATGCAATGAACGCTGCTCCTTACAAAATCCTCCTCACCATCGACGCAGAGACACGCTGGGATTCCAAGGAGTACACGCTCTCGCGTTTAACGACCGAAGAATATGTGCGCGATCCCCGCTTCAAGGCGTTCGGATTTTGCATCCACGAGTTTGGCACGAGCAAGCCCACTCAATGGTATCGACACGCGGAGCTGCCGCGTATCCTGAAAACGTACGACTGGAAGACTACGGCTGTGCTGGCGCACAATGGTATGTTCGACGCCTCTATCCTGTCCATGGTCTACGGCGTGCACCCGTGCTTCCTGTTCGACTCCCTGTCGATGGCCCGGGCGCTGCGCGGGGTCGAGGTCGGAAACTCGCTGATGAAGCTGGCCGAGGAGTTCGGGCTACCGCCCAAAGGCCGTGCAGTGCACAGCACGGACGGGCTGACCGAGCTTACGCCGGAGGTTGAGAAGGAGTTGGCCGACTACTGCATGCACGACGTGTACCTCTGCGAGGCGATATTTGCCAAGCTGCTGGCCCGGGACCACACGCCCTATGCCGAGCCCCCCGAGGTGCCCACAACGCTGCCTGCTGGGCCGTATGGCAGCTACCCTGCCAAGGAGCTGCGCCTGATCGACATGACCCTCAAGATGTACACGCACCCCGAGTTTGTGCTGGACAAGCCTATGCTGATGATCTCTCTGGATGAGGAGCAGGAGAAGCTGGCGTCGGCGCTGGCACGGACAGGCGCAAGTGAAGGCATGCTGGCGAGCAATGACCAGTTTGCGGATGTGCTGCGCACAATCGGTTGCGAACCACCAATGAAGCCGAGCCCAGCGAACAAGGAGAAAATGATCTATGCATTTGCGAAGAATGACGCGCTGTTTCAAGCGCTCTTGAACGGAGATGATGAGGACGTTGCCATGTTATGTGAAGCCCGGCTGCGGGTCAAGAGCACGTCGGTGCGCACCCGCGCGCAGCGCTTCATCGACATTGCGAACAGGGGCACGCTGCCCATTCCCCTGAGTTACTACGGGGCAGCCACGGGGCGGTTCAGCGCCAGCAAAGGCGCATCCATCAACATGCAGAATTTAAAGAGAGGTTCTGCGCTGCGCAAGGCGATCATGGCTCCGGACGGGTATGTTGTCTGCGCCGGGGACTTGTCCCAGATCGAGCCACGGGTGCTGGCGTGGCTGGCTGACTACGATGCGATGCTAGACATCTTCCGTGCTGGGGGCGATCCCTACGCTACCTTCGGCGCACAGATGTTTAACATACCGGGGCTGAATAAGGAGGAGTACCCACTGCTTCGCCAGAGTGCGAAGTCGGCTTTGCTTGGTGCAGGGTACCAGTTGGGGTGGGCTTCATTTGCTGCCCAACTTTTAGTCGGGTTCCTTGGCGCACCCCCAGTTCGGTATAACAAAGCGGATGCGCGGCAGTTGGGCGTAACCAGTGACGATGTGCAGAAGTTCTTGGGCTGGAAGGAGAACTTGAAGGCCATGGCCGAGATTCCCCACACCTGTTCCGACCTTGAGCTGGCGGTGCATTGCCTTGCGGCGCGCGCCATCATCAACAAATACCGGGCGGCAGCAGACCCCGTGGTGAACCTGTGGCACTTACTGTCGGGTCTTTTGGAGAAGTCCATCATCGGCGGAGAGGTGTACGACCACAAAGGCATCCTGCAGTTCCGGCGCGGGGAGATCGAGATGGTGAATGGTATGTGCTTACGCTATCCTGACATCAAGGCTGAGAAGGATGAAAAAGGCAGGGTTAAGTACAGCTATAGTGATGGTAAGAAAAGAAAGAACTTGTACTCTGGGTCAATATGTAATAACATAACGCAAGGTACAGCCCGTGTTATAATGACAGACGGGATGTTAAGGGTTCAGAAGAGGTTCCCGGTAAAGGGTTCGGTGCACGACGAACTCTGGTGTTTAATACCAGAAACAAGTGCAGAGGAAGGTAGAGAGTGGGTTAAGGAACAGATGATACAGGTTCCTAAGTGGCTCCCCGGCATACCGCTCAATGCGGATGTAGGGGTTAATAAACGGTATGGTTTAGCGAAAGGGTGATGTATGATAATTCCCCAAAAGTTCCGAATAGGAACCAAGCGGTACAAGATCGAGATGCATGAAAGCCATCCTCGGAGATATGGAAGTTTGATCCCGGAGGGGCAGCGTATCCTGCTCTACCGCGTAACAGGCGGCAAGCCTAACAACGACGAGCGGATGTCCGACACCTTCTGGCATGAGGTCACACACGCGATCCTGTGGGAGATGGATGACCCCCGCTGGAAGGACGAGGTGTTCGTGAAGGCGTTCAGCAAGCGGCTGAATCAGGTGTGTTTGACTGCAGAGGTGGCATGATGGCCCAGCATAGCTACTCAAAAATCAAGTCCTACGAGACTTGCCCAAAGAAGTTCTACGCAGAGAGCATCCTGAAACTGTACCCCCGGGAAGAGACGGAGGCCACGATCTATGGCACCCGGCTGCATGAGGCAGCCGAGCTGTTCATCAAGGACAGCAAGCCGATACCCGCCGAGTTCAAGTTCATGCAGGCTTCCATGGACGCACTGGCAGCGATGCCCGGGCGCAAGTTCCCGGAGCATGAGATGGCACTAAAGGAAACGCTGGCACCGTGTGACTTCAAGGCTCCGGACTTCTGGGTTCGCGGTATCGCTGATCTGGTGATCGTCAACGACGACAACCTCACAGCCCGGGTGGTGGACTACAAGTCGGGCTCCGACAAGTACCCGGACACCGACCAGCTGATGCTGATGTCCCTCATGGTGTTAAAGCACTTCCCCCATGTGCGGCAGGTGTCGTCAAAACTTCTTTTCGTGGTCAAGGGCACGTCGTACAGCCACAAGGTGGACCGGGAAGACGAAGCGAAACTGTGGTGGGCGTGGCGTGAGCGAGTAGCCAAACTTGACGCTTCGCTGTACCATAAGGTGTTCAACCCGAAGTCCTCCGGGCTCTGCAGAAAGTACTGCCCTGTCGTGGACTGCAGTCACAACGGAAGGAGATCGTGATGCCGAAATCATCCCCAGCCAAGCTGGCGTATCAGAAGTCGTACAACGCCAAACCGGAGATAGTCAACCGACGCGAGGACAACAATCAAGCGCGGTATCAGGCCATGAAGGAAGGCAAGGTGAAGAAGGGTGACGGCAAGGATGTATCCCATGTCGTGGCCCTTGACAACGGGGGCAAGAATACCCCGGAGAACCTGAAAGTTGAGACAGCCAAGAAGAATCGCGGTTGGAGGAAAGAGTCAGGGTACAAGGTACCAAAAAGCGGTAAGTAAACAGCCTTTTAAGGCGCAGGCTCCGGAGTAGAAACCCTACTCCGGAGCGCTTAACTATCTTCAAAGGAGAACGAAATGGGATTGATGGACGGTATTTTTGGGAACAGCTCCCAGCTGACTGACACGCATAAGGAACAGTTGTACAAGCAGCAGAAAGAAGCGTTGATGTACCCCGAGCATGCGCGGGCTAAACAAAACGCACTATCGCAAAGAGACGACTTAATCGATGCATACAAGTACGGGTTGATGGGGCAGGCGGCAACTATCGGTATTGGCAACAATACCTTGACTGCCAACAGTAATCCCCACGTCAGGCGAGCCCACACTCCCGTCATGGCAGACCCAAATAAGGATGATGCGTATGGCCCCCCGCTTGCGGTTATCAAAGATATGTGGCGGGTCAAGTGGGGCGACGTGTGGGTGAGTGAAAGGCAGCGCCTGCGGGAAGGGGAGTTCTGGGAAGCCGCAGAAGAACGGCTCTGGCAAACGGATGGTATGGAGCGGGCAGCAGACTGGTGCAGGCTCAAGGAGTAATCATGCAAATAATTCAGAACAAAGCAGTACTGCTCCGGACCAAGCGTCCGGACAGACTCTCCATCATCCCCAAGCACAAGGTGCGGGAGATCGAAGGGGGCTACGAAGTGCTGGTGTACTTTGGCCTTGACGAGATGCGCGTGCTCAAGAACCTTGGGTTCAAGAACGTGCCTTCCCCCATCGAGCATCGGTACGCATGGCCCGGGCGATACAAGCCCATGGAGCATCAGGTCAGGACCTCCGGGTTCCTGACCATGAACCGCCGCTCCTTCATCCTGTCGGAACCCGGCACAGGCAAGACGTTGTCAGCATTGTGGGCAGCGGACTACCTGATGAAGCGCGCGGAAGTCAGGCGCTGTTTGATTATCTGCCCCATGTCCATCATGCACAGCGCGTGGATCGGGGACCTGAACAACAGCATCATCCACCGCAGCGCTATCGTGGCCCACCATGCGCAGGCATCACGTCGTATAGAGATGATTCAGGGAGACTATGAGTTTGTCATCATTAACTACGACGGCGTGGCACTGGTGGCCGACGAGATACTTGCCAATGGCAAGTTCGACATGGTGATCGTTGATGAATGTAGTAGCTATAGTAACGCGCAGACCAAGAGGTGGAAGGCACTGGCTAAGATCATCAGGCCGGACACATACCTCATCATGATGACTGGAACCCCCGCCGCGCAGTCACCGCTGCATGCATACGGTATGGCGAAGCTGGTGAACCCGAGCAACGTGCCGAACTACTTCACCAAGTGGCGCGACATGACGATGAACAAGATCACCATGTTCAAGTGGGCACCCAAGCACGACGCGCGGGACAAGGTGTTTGCTGCGCTGCAGCCAGCGATACGCTTCACCAAGGAGCAGTGCCTTGATCTTCCGCCTGTCGTCAAGACAACGCGGGAAGTGTCCATGACGCCCATGCAGAAAAAGTATTACGACAAGATCAAGAACGACATGCTGGTGACAGTGGCCGGGCAGACGATCAGTGCGGTTAATAAAGCAGCGGTAGTAGGAAAATTATTGCAGGTGAGCTGTGGCGCTGTGTATTCTGAAGATGGTGAAGTAGTAGAGTTCGACGCTACCCATCGCATGAACGTACTCGTGGAAATCCTGAACGAGACAGACCGCAAGGTCATCATCTTTGCCATGTACCGCTCCAGCATTGATGGCATCGAAGCGCACTTGAAGAAGGCCGGGTTCAGCGTTGGCATTATCGACGGGCGCAGCACCGCCAGCAGGCGTGGGGAAGTCATCAACGCCTTCCAGCACACGGCGCACCCGCAGGTGCTGGTCATGCAGCCGCAGGCATCAGCTCACGGAATTACGTTGACGGCAGCGGATACCGTTGTGTTCTTCGGGCCGCTCATGAGCGTGGAGCTGTATGTGCAGGCGATCGCCCGGTCTGACCGCAAGGGGCAGAACTCCGACAAGGTCACGGTGATACACATCCAGAGCAGCCCCATTGAGAAGAAGATGTTTGAGGCAATGGACAGCAAGGTCACGGATCATTCGCTCCTGACGGACATGTTTGACGACGAGATGAAAGGAAAATTATGAAAAAATAAATTTGTACATATCTGGACAAACCCCAAAAAGGGGTGTACCATCGGCCACCACAAAGGAGAAAGAGAATGGAAGATGCAGAACCACTAGACCGACTTGCGAAGGTCTACATAAAGATTCGGGACAAGCTCTCCGAGCTGACCCGTGCATTTGAGGCCGAGGAGGCTCGCCTCAAAGAGCAGCAGTCACTGATCGCCGCCGCTATGAAGGATCAGCTTCAGGCGCTCGGCGTGAAGTCTGCGGGTACTATCTTTGGGACAGTCAGTCTCAAGACCAAGACCCGCTACTACGCATCCGACTGGGACGCAATGTACAGGTTCATTCAAGAACATGACGCTGCATTCCTTTTGGAGAAGCGTATCGCTCAGACAAATATGTCTGATTTTCTGGAGCAGAACCCGACGGACCCACCGCCCGGGCTCAGCACTGTGAGTGAGTTGACGGTTTCAGTGATGAAGCCCCGCAAGTAATTTTTAACCAAGGAAAAATCATGGCTACAAACATTGCCGTTTTCAACCCGGGCCAGCTCCCGGCATTCGCCAAGAAGGGCGAAATCTCTGCCGCCGCCAAGGCGCTGGCAGGCAGCGCGGGTGCCACGGGCAAACGCATCTCCATCAAGGGTGGCGTGTTCCGCCTGATCTCTGATGGCAAGGAAGTGGCCTCTGTGGAAGAGCGCTATCTGGACATCGTGATTGTCAACACTGCCGCCAAGGTGTCCCGCACCTTCTACGCTGGTGCTTATGACGAAACGAACCCAGCTCCCCCGGACTGCTGGAGCAAGGACGGCGACAAGCCTGATGCGGGAGTGAAGGCTCCTCAGTGCGCCAACTGCGCCAGCTGCCCACAGAACGTCAAGGGCTCCGGTCAAGGCGACTCTCGCGCATGCCGTTACAGCCAGCGTCTTGCTGTGGTGCTCGCCAACGACCTCGAAGGTGACGTGATGCAGCTGTCTCTCGCAGCAACGTCTTTGTTCGGAAAAGCTGATGGCGATAATCGCCCCCTGCAAGAGTACGCACGCTGGTTGATTGCCCAAGGCATTGACCCCACCATGCTGGTGACGCGCTTGAAGTTCGACACCAAGGCCCCTGTGCCGAAGCTGTTCTTCAAACCCATGCGTTGGTTGACCGATGACGAGTTCGCTTCTTGCCAAGAGAAGGGCCAGTCTCCTGAAGCGCTGAAGGCCATCGACATGACCGTGAGCCAGATGGACAACGTGCCGCAAGTGTCGGCCCCGATCGCTATAACTGGCGTGAAGCCCAAAGCCGCGAAGCCTGTGCCACCTCCCCCGGCAGATGACGAGGATGATGAGCCTCCCGCTCCTCCCCCGAAGAAAGCCAAGGCAGTGAAGCCCGCACCTGCGCCCGCTCCCGTTGAAGAAGATGACGAAGAGCCTGCCGCCCCTGTGGTGCGTGCCCCGGCTACCAAGGCCGCTCCCGCCTCCTCTTCCAGCCTTGCAGCGACGCTGGCTGACTGGGACGACGAGGAGAATTAACCGTCCTCGGCATTAACCCCACGCCCCTTCGGGGGCGTTTACATCTCAAGGAAAAATCATGGAATTCACAATCGAAAAATCAATCCCGCTGCCTACGCGCACTCGGGTCGCCAAGTACCCCTTCTCGGACATGAACGTGGGCGACAGTTTCCTCGTGACCGTGGAGTTTGAGGAAGACACGCCTAAGACGTTGCGCCGAATGATGGCTGCCAAAACCGTGGCTGCTTCTCGCCTGCGCAAAGCGCGCAATGGCAAGACCACATTTGTCGTGGCCGAGGTGCCAGAGGGTATTCGGGTGTGGCGTAAAGAGTAAAGGATTGGTCCCGCTTCGGCGGGGCTCCTACTTATGGCATACCGAACACACACCAAGGCGACTATCAAGCTCGCGGCCAAAACTCTTGGTTCGCAGCTCGGTAGGCTTGCCATAAAAAAGAACCTGTCTGTGCAGCAAGTTGCACAGATCACAGGAGCCTCTCGCACAACGGTCTATAGCTGGTTTGCTGGTAAGGGAATTACCAACGCATACCGCCACACTGTTGCAGACCTAATCAATAAGCTGCGTGTAAGCAGTGTGGAGAACCTGATGACTGCTACCCAAAAAGAAAGCAAGAGCAACAACCCCAGACCTAAGTGAGGTCGCCATGAACACGCACGATTTTTTGTCGGTACTGTTACCGACCGAGGGGAAGTACTGTGCCTTCACAATGAAGGGGCAGATGAAGAAGAATATTTTTGTTGATGATGTAAGCAACCTGCAGACCACCATCGACGCACTGGACAAGACAGGGACCAACGCGTGGTTCGCGCTGTCAACTTTTGACGGGGAAGGGTTTCGCCGCGCAGAGAACTCCGTTTATATCCGCTCCATATTCATGGATTTGGACTGCGGCGTCAGCCCCACGACAGGCAAGCCCCGGGACTTTCCCACCAAGCGTGCAGCTGTGGAACAGCTCGATGCATTTCTTGCTGCTACGGGTTTGGGCGAGCTGGGGGACCCTTGGTTGGTGGACTCTGGCAATGGGGTGCACGCCTACTGGCCGCTGGATGATGATGTAACGATTGCAGAGTGGAAGCCCGTTGTCATCGCGCTCAAGCAGGCAGCCGATACCCACAAGTTTCCCATAGACTTCAGCGTCACCTCCGATGCCGCGCGGGTGCTGCGCATGCCGGGCGCACACAACCACAAGTACAGCCCCCCACGCCCAATCCTGCTGCGCCGTACCGGAGACATCTTCTCTCTGAAAGATATTGCTCTATGTCTCCCGGAAGCAGAAGTGTTGTTCAGCCCCAAGCCATCCACTGCATTGGCGCTGCTGGGGACGAGGCCGACGTCACGCACACTGAGCCCTGTGGCAGCAGCGATGGCTGGCAACAGCGTCACGCACTTCAAGAACATCATGATGCGCACCGCCAAGGGCACTGGGTGTGAGCAGCTAGCGTACTACGTGGATCATGCAGGTGACGACGGTATGGAGCCCTTGTGGCGTGCCATGCTGTCCCTGACCACAGTGTGCACCGACGGCGTCAAAGCCGCGCTCAAGCTGAGTGCCTTGCACCCTTACGATGTGTCGCGCATGCAGCAGAAGCTGGGGGAGATCAAAGGACCATACACCTGCGCCAGCTTCGACTCGGTCAACCCGGGCGTATGCAAGGACTGCAGGCATTACCGCAAGATCACCACGCCGCTGGTGTTGGGCCGGGAAGTGCTGATGGATACGTCCGAGAAAGAAGTCAAGGTGGACGAAGTGTCTGCCCCGCTGATGCGCCCGACGCCCCCACAGGGGTTCTACTACGGGAAAAAAGGCGGTGTGTATGCCACGATCAAGTCCACGAAAAAGGACGAGGAAGATGTCGAACTGATGCTCACGAACTACGACTTGTTCATGACGCGCATGTTCCGGGATGGCTCGGAGCGCATCGCAGAGTTCGTCAGCGTCAAGGGGGACACCACGCAGACCTTCGGTATACCGATCTCGGTCGTCACCAGTATCGCGGATACCGTCAAGGCACTGGCCGCGTACAACGTCATCGCCGTCAAGGGGTTGGGCGCAGACCCCTACCTGCACCGCTACGTCAGAGCGTGCATCACGGAAGCCAGTATGGAGGGTAAGGAGGTCCCCGTACCACCCCGGCTTGGGTGGCAGCCAGATGGCAGCTTCGCAGTGGGCGACACGCTGTACAACGCGCAGGGCAGGGGGCAGGACTACACATACAAGTCGGAGCGGCTGCACAACGTCATAGAGATAACCCGTCCGCAAGGCACCCTCGAAGAGTGGCGCAGCGTCATGTACATGCTGCGCGATAAGGCGGTCAACACACCCCGGCTGTGGGGGCACATGAGCTTGGCTCTCTCAGGCTTCGCAACAGCACTCATGAAATTCGGGCCAGCAGGCGCAAGGGCAGCGACGATCCACATCACCGGGAGTACCTCCAGCGCAGGCAAGACCTTGGCAATGCGTATGGCAGCCTCGGTCTGGGGGGACCCCAGCAAGTACATCATCCAGTCTTCCACTTCGGAGCGCACCATGATGCAGCGTGCGGGGTTGCTGGGATCACTGCAGCTGAGCGTGGACGAGGTGACGCAGAAGAGTCGGTCTACTGCCAACGAGTGGCTGTACAACTACCTGTATGACTTCGCGGCAGGCTCACACAAGATCAAGGGGTCAGCCACAGGTAACGCCGAGATAGCCCATGAATGCACGTGGGAGTCCTTGAGCACGGTATCGTCCAACTCCCCCGCACTGGAAACCATGATGGGCGCACGGGAGACAACCTCCCATGGAGAAGTCAAGCGGTTCTTGGAGTGGTACCTGCCCAAAGGATGGGCGATCGTCTGGGAAAAACATGAACGGGAGCTGCTCCCTGTGCTTGACCGCAACTTCGGCGTCGCAGGGCGTGAGTGGGCCAAGTGGTTGGTGGAAAATCCGGAGACTGCAGCGCGGGTGTGGAAGGAAGTCGAGACGCGGTGGCGCGCAGTGGCTGCAGCAGATGATACAGAGCGGTTCTGGACAACCACGATCGTGTCCTCCATCGCTGCGGCCATCCTTTTGGGCAAGCAGCATGCCAACATCCTTGACATCCCCGCCAGCCCGTTGGAGGCGCATTGGCTGCAGGTGGTCAACAGCATGCGCAAGGTGATTGACTCGAACCGCCGCACCGCCATCGACATTCTGCAGGCATTCACCCGGGAGTTCAACGCAGGTATGGTGCAGTTCCAGCAGAACATATTGCTGTCACACCTTGGCATGTCTCCAAACAGCTCCGTCAAGGGGGCTATCCGGGGGCGTGTTGAGCGCGACGTTGTTGCAGGCATGGTGGACTACTACATCGAGATCAAGATGCTGAAAATACACTGTGCCAAGATGAACCAGAGCTTCCTTGAATTCCAACAGGAGCTGGAGACGGTAGCATCGGTCAGCGAATGTCGTCGGGACTTACTGGCCGGAACACCGGGACCTACCATGCGCGTGAACTGCTTGAAGATTTCCTGCCCAGCTGGGGTGGTGGAAGATGGAAAACTCTGAGTTCCCGTGGCACCGCTGTGCACCGGGGGAGTCGTTCTTCACCCCCTCGCTAAACCTACCGATCACCATGAAGGACGGTATGCGCGCAGCGAGGGGAGTCATCAAGCCGGGGGACGCCAGCTACCGCTTCGGGTTTTATCGCGGTATGCTGGGCGTCTTGTTCACTGTAAAGCGCCGCTCTGTTCCGCGCGCTCCAGCATCCCCTGATAACCCTCAAGGAACTTAGCCCCCATCTGCTCACGCATCTTCTTGATGCGGTCGATCTGGGCTTTTTTCTCGTCTGCGGTCAAGGCATCACGCGGTGCGCTGCGAATAGCTTTCATGCGCTGGGAAGCCTCGGACATGCGTTTCATGAATGCATCTGCGGCACTGGCTGCCGCGATCTCCGCCTTATGGGTTTCCCGGTACTGCAGGGCTTCTTCCCGCTGTCCGGAGGCTATCAGGTGTCGTAGCGTGTTGCGGCGCATAGTCGCTTCGCTGGCTTTCTCGTAGGCATGGCTGCTGGCGTCGGAGCCGATGGCTGGCGTGAACATTGTGCCGATCAGGGGCCACTCGTTGAGCCCCTTCGTGGGCTTCTCCGCGAGCATGTCATCCTCAAACAGCATGCCCACCATCCCGGCCACGGCCAATGGCAGCTGTCCCAAGTATGCATTGGACAGGTACTCCATTTGAATGGGCGACAGGCGCACGCCAGCAGCATTCAAAATCGAGCTGAACTCCTTGGCGATCTCCGTAGTACGTTCTGTGTAACGCTGATCCGGGTCAAGGCGTTTCTGGCCTGCGCTCTCGATCGGCAGCCCCGTGAGGGAGTTGTAGTTGCGGTACACATCCAGCGCACCCTTGGCGATCTGCGGGATAGGGATCAGTGAGCCGCCCGGCAGCTGGTTGGCAAACATGCCCCCAACGACGGCCATGTCTTCCCGGGAAAAGTCGCGCTTCATGTTCTGCACTATTGCCACAGGCAGCGAGAAGAACAGCAAGCCCGTCTCAAACGGGGTAGGCAGCTTCAGGTTTTCGCCGTCTTCGTTGAAGATGTTTGGCACAGAGATGCTAGCCATCTTCTGGTACAGCGTCTGACTGGCCCACTCAGGGTCATCCTCCATCATCCACGCGTACATGAAGGACAGTGCGGCCATGCTCATGGCGCGGTTGAAGAAGGTCTGCTTGGTGTTGAACAGCTCCTGCGCAGGCATCTTGCCTTTGGCCGAGCGGTACAGCAGATCAAGACCCTGTATCTGCGCGTTGAAGAACGGGATCACATGGCTCAAGAACTGAACGCTCTGTGCCGACCCGCGACGGTTGAAGTTCATCAGCTCCCGGGCGGCGTGCACGGCCTGTGTCTCCGTGCTGCCGCCAGCTATGCTGTCTCTGTACACCTGCACACGCGTAGCGGCGTCTGCTGCTGCTGCGTACCTGTCGGCGGTGGCCTTGACCCGGTCCCACCAGCCCTGCTGATCGCCTGCCAGCATGCGGCCCATTTTGGTGTAGTCGCTGCTGTCCCCGGAGAAGATGTTGCTGTGAGTTACCCCATACTTCTGCAGAAGGTCAGACTCCTTACTGTTGCCTGACACGATCTCGGCAAAGTTGCGGAAGGACTGCATGACGGCCACCAGCGGCGACGCGTGTGTGTTCCCGGTAATGGACGCGTGCAGAGGATCGCGGATCAGCTGACGCAGGATGTACAGCGGGTTGCGCGTGACCCCCGAGCGCAGGTACTGGCTGGCTACCGCGCCAGCTTTTTCCAGCATGGACATGGTGCCATAAGACCCCGCCAGTGACTGCACCAGCAGCGTTGTGGGGATGTCATGCAGTACGGTGCCCTCTGTGTCGATCTTGATGTGGCGGTTGCCATCATCGCCCGGGCGGTTCGGGTCAGGCTTCTGGTGAAAGCGAACAACGTCTTGATCGGCTCTTCCCTTGCCGTGCTGGATCACCATCTTCTTGGTGCCGGAGGCCATGCTCTGCAAGTGGTACGCCACCTCTTTGGACACAAGGTTGTCCATGCCCAGCGAGGTCAGCGTGGCAATGTTGCGCATGACAGACTCGGTGAAGTTCATCAGCTTCTGCTCACCACCCACCAGCTCCTGCAAGAACGGCTGCGTGCGAATATCCCCGATCGAGCGGAAGTTGCCATCAGGCAGCAGCGCCTCCACAGTGTCACCATTGACTCGGTAGTACGGCACGTAGTCCGGGTCCTTCATCAACTTGTCAATCAGGTCTTGCGGCAGTGCGTGCGTCTGGTCGAGGAACTTAATCAGCCCCTTGTTCAAACTGTCGTAGTGCTTGTCGGCCACTTTGAGCGCGGCTTTGAGTTTAGGGTCTGCATTGACCGCTGCCAGTAACTTCAAGCCATCTGCTTTGGCTTTGGCAGGCGCATCAAAGTCCAGCTTGTCCCAGCCCACGCTCTGCGCGCGGCGCGCCACCCGGTACCGCTGGTACAGGTTGACTTTCTCCGTAGCATCCACATCCACAGGCAGTTCAGCAACAGCCTCCAGAACATCTTTCAGCGAGTCACTGTGGCCGGAGTTGACGACGACGTTACCCTTGGCATCCTTGGTCATCGCCATTGAACCCCGCTCGGCCACCGCCTGCGTCAGGTTCATGATACTGTCTCGCTGGGAGACAAGTGCATCCAGTGCGGAGCCCTTGGCCGCGTCCCCATAAGTGAACGTCTCACGCAGCGATGCGCGCATGTCAGCCGCAGCTTGACGGAACGCCAGCAGGGCACTGCCCTTCAGGTCCTTGACCTTGTCCAGCGCGGTGCGCTCGTCGTGCACGTGCTTACCGAAGTCGGTCAGTGCAGCGGGGAGTACGGGTGCTTGCTTGCGCAACAAGCTCGGCGTCGCGGCGGCGTTTATTATTCTGGAAGGCTGCAGCATGGCTTCGATCAGCCGATCCGCCTTGGACACATCATCCATCTTCAGCAGCCGCTTGACTGCATTCACAAGGCGCTGCCACAAAGTCGTGGGCTTGCCTGTGGCCTGCAGCTGCGCGCGCAAAGCATCGTTGGTCTTCACTTCTGCCACGAACTCACGCGCGCTGGCTGCCGCATGCACGTCCTTGAACGCCGGGTTATTGCGCAGTGCTTCGTACATACCCTCGATCTCTTTGCGTGCCTGCTGCTGCCGGGGAGTAAGTGTGTCAGGGTCTGCCAGCAATGTACTGTCGGTAGCCGCGTGGTACACCTCGTGGATGAAGTCCTCTTCGGACATAGCCTTCCGGTCAAGGGTGACAGTGTTTGTCTTTGGTGCGTACAGCCCTGCTGCAGGCTTGCCATCGAGCATCAGATCGTCTTCGACACGCAGTTTGGTACGCAGCACCAGCTTCGCCAACGCCTTGGCCTGTGCCCTGCGTTCGGGGGAGGCACTTGTCTCTGCAATGTGCTCCAGCAGATTGATGATCTGCCCATCTTCGGCCAGTGCCACACCTTCGGCAGATAGTGGGGTTGTTGTCCGGCCATCGTCGGGGATGCTGGCAGCGCGGTCGTCTTCCTTCGCCATGTCTGCAGCGTACTCGGCATCCATTGCAGCTTCGTATTCTTCCGAAGTCATGCTATCTTCGTTAAGCGATTCTTGTGCAGCATCCTGCTCTGCTTCCGTCAGATTGCTTGGGTTTTTGGCTGCGGCAACTGCTGCGCGATCCTTGGCTGCTTCTTCCTTGAGGCGAGCTGCCTCTTCTTGCTCCGCGCGCAGCTCTGCTTTGAGCCCTTCAGGGCCTTCGGCAACAATGTTGCCCGCACGCTGTGCCTGCTTCGAGGTCACGCCCTTGGGGGCTCCGGCTTGCTTAATTTTCTGCGGGTAGGTTGTGGCGCGTTCTTTGGCAGCAACTTCTCCGGCCCCCGTACGCATTTCCCCGGCAATCACCGCAGGCTTGACCAGCGGACCTATCCTGCGTGCGGGTAGCACACCGGATTCAAGCATCCTGATCTGCTGTTTGTACTGCGCAATCTTGCGCTTGTTGCCTTCCTGCTCCGCATCTTCCAGCTTGTCCCGCGCCTCTTCCAGCGCAGCTTCTGGGGTCTGTTGCTCCCGAGTTGACGCGGCCTCGCCCCTCTCTTTAACCTTGATCCCTGACTGCTTGGCCGCTGCTTGCCGCATATTTGCCAGTGCTTTGCGAGCCTTGTTCAGCTCCTTCACGCGGCTGGCGCGGGTGGCGGGGGCAATGCCTACCTCGTCAATGCCACCTTTTTCACTGCCTTCGAGGCGAGCTACCTGCTCCGCCTTTTTGGCGAGCTTGGGCTGCAGTGCAGCCAGTTGCCCTTCTTCCTGCTCCAGCTTGGCGCGCAGCACTTCGGCAGTACGCTTGACACGGTTCAGTTCTGTGACAGCAGATGCCCGCTCGGTATCTGAAAGTGAAGAGTCCTGCAGCAGGGTGCGGCCCCGGGCGATTTCCGCGTCTGCTTCCTGCAGCTGGTTCATCCAACTGCGCCGCTGTTCAGCATCCACTGTGCGTCCCGGGAGCGCCGCGCGACGCTCTGTTGCGGTTTGCTCTGCTATACGCGCTTCGTTTGCGCGTGCATCTGCATCAGCCTGTGTCTCCGCTGGTGCTGTTACTGCAGTCCTTTTGGCCTGTGCTTCCATGACAGGCGTCATGATCGCATCACGCTCGCCCCGCGCACCGCGTACAGCAGTTTCTGCCCGGCTGGCCCGTTCAGCAGCAAGCGCCCGGGCTGCCTGCGCAGCTTTGACGTTGGCCTGCTTCATCATGGACTGGTAGCGCATCTCAGCTTCAGCCGCCGCCTTCGTCTCCTGCACGCTTTTGCGGCGTTGCTGGTTGTTGGCTACGCGGTCAAGGGCAGCACGGGCAGAGTCATAGACTTCCCGTAAACGTCCTTCTGTGATGATGGCCTGCTCCAGCGCCGCGTTGGTCTTCCGATCGGCTGCCAAAAAGCGATTGACTTCTTCGGGCAGCGCAGCCCTGTGTGTTTCAAAGAACGATGCTGCTTCCGGTACGGCTGCCTGCGCTGCGCGCATCTCGTCCCATGCCCCTTTGGAGACAGGTTGCGCCACGGCTTCGGCCAGCCGCCCTTTGGCCTTCACCAGCATGTTCATCGCGTCTGCCGCATCGTCCTTCACTGTGCCAAACTTGGTGGCGTTCTGGTACCACGTGTCTGCAACGTCGAAGCTATTTTCTGCAGCGGCTTTGAGCGCATTGCGCGCCTCCATCCACTGAATCTGCAGGGGCTGTAGCTCCACGTCGAGTTTCTGTGCCAATGCCCTGATGCGTGCCTGTGCGGCGGCATGCGCGGCTTCTGCAGCAGCTCCGCCTCGTTCACCTGTGGCAATGGCCCGCTGGTACCCTTCCTGCTCTCGCGCAGCCCCCTCTTCAAGGAGGCCGATACGCCGCTCGATCGGTGCCGTCATGCGCAGCGCGCGAGACAGGGTCTGCACGGTTTCTCCGATCATGGTGCGCAGCTTGTTCAGCGTCTCTCCGCCCATGAAGTTCTGGAACGCCCTGACGGTGGGGAACAGTTTGCCCTGCGTTTGCTCCTGCGGGAACATGTCGCGCTGCGATGCAGTCGTGACTTCCCCTGTAGGCAACGGCTCCGAAGGCGTCACTACGCGGTTCCTGCGATTCTGTGTGCCTGCCAGCGCGGCTTTCTGCTCATCGGTCAGCTGCTGGTACCGGGGCTCAAGCACCTGCTCTGTCTCGGACATCTTGCCTGCGTCGAGGGCGTCGAGCATGTCTCTGATCTCCTGACTGCGGCCCACATCAGCGGCCATCTCGTCAGCGGTAATTCGCGTGGCGCGTCCTGTGCGCAAGCCATACAGCCAGTCGGACACCTGCGCTACGCGCTCGGGGTTGGCAGCCACTGCAGGCAAGTTGTCCTGCAAGCGGGTCAGCATCTCGGCGTTCTGCTCTTGGACTGCAGGGGGCAGTTGCGCCAGCTGAGTCTGCAGAGATTCGATCGTCGGCGCGCGGGGGTATGTTGTTTCCACTGCAGTGCGAGGCTGCGTCGTGCCTATAGGGGTACTGGTGCTACCTGCAGGATACGATTGCCACCAACGCAACCCCTCCAGCGCTTTACCTAAATCAGCGCGCGCTATATTTTCTTCTGCGGTATTGCGTGTTTCTCTTGCCGCTTGCATACGCGCACGCGCGTCGCGCAGTTGCTGCCGGAGCACCGATTGATCTGCCGTATTTACAGCCCCCGAAACTACGGTTCGCTGGGGTATTTCTGTTTCGAGCAACAGCTGCTCCGTTCTGGCAGTTGGCATCCGCCCAGCTTCCATCTCCGCAATCTCGCGCCCTGTGGCTGCTTCCTGCAGCTGGTTTGGGCGATCCGCACGAAACGCCTCTGTCTGCTCCATGAAGTCAGCCATGGGATTGACGGGGTCCGGCAGCGCGATCTGCCTGCCGAGGTCGGCCTGCTGTTGCTGCAGCGCAGCTTCGCCTTTCTGTGCAGCGGCAATTTTCTGATTCAACGCGGCCAGCTCTTCGCTGAACTGCTTGATAAGGGGCCGATCTTGGACGTCAATGGCGCTGTTCAGTACGCCCTTGACTTTGCTGCCCTTGGTATTTTTGCCCCCAATGAGGCGTACCCGGTCATCCAGCAGTTCTTGCAGGGAAGGTACTTTCGCCACAGGAGGCGCGACGGGTAGATGGGGTTGCAGGGCTCGCACCAGCTGCGCATTCTGTTCGGCGGCTGCGTCAGCTTCCCTAAACAACCCCATGTCCCCGGCTTGCAGGGCATCTTTCGCGCGCTGTTTGGAGGCATTGAGTTCTGCGACACTGCGTTTATACAGCCGCTCCACATCGAAGGGGTTCGTCGGGATTGGTGTGCCATCGGGCATCAGGGGAGCTGCCGGGGCGGTGGGCGCTGCCGGAGCCTCCGGGGGCCGGGCATTCATCTCAGCTTTGATCGGGGCAAACTCTGCAGTAACAGGCTGCAGAACTTCCCGTGCATGCGTGCGCAGTGCCTCCTGTGCCTGCTTGTACAGCAGTTGGTCGGCGGGGTCCTTGCTCTTGGCAAGCGCCTTAGCCTGCTCTTGGAGAACGTCACGCTGCGCTACTGCAGCCTCATACCTCTGGGTAATGTCCGCCTTCTGCTCTGCCGTCGGCGGGCCGGGCGGGACTTCTTCGCTGGTTGCCTGCAGTGCCGCTTGTTTTTCTTCGCGTGCTTTTTGTGCCACAGCGTCTCGTGCTTGGCTTCGTCCATACACGTTACCCGCACCCCCCAGCGCCGGGGCTACTTGTGCGGCTCCGAGCGCTGCATCTCCGTAGGCAGAAAACGCCTCGTCCGAAGTTAGATCACGCCCCGACTGGGCGCGCTCCATGACGGTCTGTGCAATTTCAACAGGGACTTCAACGGCCAAACCCCGCGCGGCACCCCGTGCTGTGGTAGCTAATAGGGAGCGCTTAGAGGCAGCCAACAACTCCGCCGCATGTTTTGCGGCAGCAGCGCCAACTTCTGCAGATTTGAGCCCTAGCGCTTTGGCAACTACGCGTTTGCCAATGGCGACTGTAACCCCACCTACTTCCAAAGCTGTTTGTCCTGCGGCTGCGGTGTACGCAGCCGCGCGATCTGCCGTAAACGGCTCCTTGTCCTCCTCCGCTTTACGTGCTTGATCTGCAAGGTTTGCTCCGGCGAATGACGGGTACATAGCGGCACCCCCACCTAACACCGCGCCTACCGCTGAACCGCCGGGGCCAAGGGGACTCCCCAAAACGGCTCCCGTCTTCGCGCCAACAGCACCAGCGGCTATCAACGGGGCCATCTCTGCAACGGCTTCGGGCATTGTGGATACGAATTTCCCTGCTGCTGGGAAGAAGCCATCCTTTGCGTAGGCGTCCTTAACTTGCTGCAGGGCTCCCGGCCCATACTTCTCACTCAGTTCATTGGAGCGTGCCAGTGCCTCCAGCCCCGCTGTCGTAGCGGTTTTTTCGCTGCCCATGCCTGCAATACCTGCACCACTATCCTCCAAAAGCCGCGTGGCCCCACGCTTGAGGCCCGTCATTATTCCGGGTTTTGCTTGGCGCGGCTGGCTTGCCTGTGGGTTTTTGGCAAGGACTGCTTGCGCTACATCCGCTTGAGACGCCCCTTCAGGCCCCTCAATTTCATATGTATTTCCGTCAGGGGCGACAATGCTGTAGGTGGTCATATAAGGCTACTCACGGTTTAATTTTCGGTTGTCCCCATTTTGACAGGTCAACGTCCGACGCGCCAGTTGATTTCTTATACTCTGCTGGTGCCATGTGCTGCATTGTTGGCGGCAAAGACGCACGTAAAAACTTGGTGTACATCTCAAGGATGCGTTCTTCCGCAGGCACCGGGTTTTTCGTCATGGAAAGTTCAGCCGCTTTTTCTTCTGCCGCAACCACAGATGTTGCGCGCTGCAACGCTGCGTTTGACTGCGTTGCAAAAACACGCTCTGCTTGCGCGCTTTCGCGATTTAACCTGCCTTCACCTGCGGCGGCGATGCGGGCAGCGGCGTTGTCTTTTGCAATTTGCAGTCGTGCAGCAGCATTCTCTGCCGTGTTAATCAAGCTGGTGCCTGTGGTTCTCGCATTGGTTTTCTGGTCAGTCAGATTTTTAAGTGCCGCTTCGCCAGCGGCAACCATACCCTTGTTGCCTTCGAGCTTGGCTTGCGAGATGGCGTCCCGCAGCGCGTCGATCTTTTCGGATGCGGCCAAGTCAGCGGCTGAATAGCCCTGCGCAGCCTTTTCCGTACCTCCGCCCCACGAAGCCAACAACGAGCCCAGCCCACCACCGCGCGGCTGCGTAGCGCCCATTGCGCCCATAGCCCATGCAGGAATACGCTGCTTTTGCGCTGTGGCGTCTCGTACCTCGCGCGCAGCAATGCGGGCTTCCTTTTCAGCCATGAGCTCTTTGATGCCCATCATCTGTGCCTGCCGCTCTGCAGCTTTTCTGTATTCAACGTCTTCGTTACGTCCCAGCTGCGTAGCAATATCTGCCGGAAGCGCCGCACGTACTGCATCCAGTGGATCAACTGCGCCTGCGGGGGCTACGGGGGCTACGGGGGCTGCCCTCGGGGCTACTGCGCGCGTTGCTCCCGCTCCCGCTCCCGGAGGGCCTGCTTGTGCCGGGCGGGGGGCCGGGGCTGCAGCGGAAGCGCGTTCGCGCGCTTCACGGAGCGCTCTAGCTTCATCGTATGTTAGCCGCGCATCCCGCTGAGCTTGCGTCATATCTCCATAAGGGTCAGAGCGGTACTCTGGCACAGTCGGTGCAGGCGCAGCTGCCTGCGGGGCAGGTTCGGGTCTAGGCGGTGCTCCTCCGCGTTCTGCCGCCCGGCGCGCTTCTTCTTTTTTTCTTAGGGGCGCATTGATGGGTTCAAGCCACCTCCCTACCGTTTCCCACCAGTTTTCGTACTCTTCTTGCGTCGGCTTGCTGGTCTGGTAGTCCCCCATGCTGCCGGAAACGAAGCCCGGAATATCCCCGGCAGCGGATGTCGGCACTTTCCCCTCATTCGCAAATGCGATGATCCCACCGCCTGCGGCTGCGAACTCGGGTGTATCCAATGCCGCAATGCCCTGCTCTTCAGGCTGAGGAGGGTTGGCAGGCTGGCCGCGCTGCGCGTCAGCAAGCTGCTGCAGGCCCGCTTTCTTGGCTTGATCCTGCGCCTGCGCCGTTGGGCCTACGTTTGCAGCCATGTCTTTCTGCGACTGCATCTCGATCTGCTGTGCCACGGTGGGCGGTTTACCTTGCCCCTGATCCATCTGCAGCGCCTGCTGAAGCGCTTGGTACCGTTGTGCAGCCTGTGCCATCTCATTGCGCGCCTGCTGTGCAAGCAGCTGCTTCAGGTCAGGAGGAATGCCCGGGTTAGGGCCTGCAGGTACGTTAGTTTGCGCACCGGGATTTTGCATAGGCGCTGCACGGCCTTGGAATAGTGCCGCGATGCCGCTGGGTTGTGCTTGTGACTGCATAGTTATTCCTTATTCGGTGTCGTAGCCGAGAGCTTTCAACAAAGGCATTACCCCACCTGCGCCCTGAATGGCTTCTTGCAAAGCACTGGTTTGTGCGGTAGAGAAGTCCTGCGCTTTAAGTGGCAGCCCTTGCAGTAATGACTGCTGGAATTGCACCATCTTGAAGGGGTTGTCGCGCTCAGCTTCAAACTGCGCCTTCTGTGCATCCAATGCAGCTTGCTCTGTAGTCTGCTGTTGCTGACCGAACTGGCCGAGCTGCGAAATACCTTGCAGCCCCAATTGTCCAGAGGAGATTCCCAAGCTACCTTGACTTTGTGCTGCGGCCAACTGCTGCTGTAAACCCTGAAGCCCAAGGTTTGCGCCAAACTGTTTTGACGATTCTTGTGCCTGCTGTCCGGCTAAGCCGTACTGCGCAGCAGACTGTGCCGAAGTCATACCTTGCTGGGCACCGAACTGGCGAGAGGCTTCCTGCGCTTGTTGTGCAGATAGGCCGAACTGCGCTTGCAATTGCGCTGCTGACATTTTTTGGCCTGTACCAAACTGTTTCGATTGCTCCGTGGCTTGTTGCCCCTGCATCTGTCGCGCCTGATCGGCATTGAACTGCGCCATCGCGTTGGTGTAGGCCGTGTTGTAGCCTTGGCCTGTGATGTTTGCCAAGTTGGTACCTAGATTGCGCTGCGTCTCTGTGTCCATCAACGCCTGACGACTGCCGCCAAACGCGCCTGCTTGCGTGGTTTTTGCCGCGTTACCGAGCTGCGTTATCTGTGACTGCCTGCGGGCTTCGGCCAGTTGCGGGTCAAGAGACTGCTGCAGATACGGATTCATGTACTGCTGCGCTTCACTTGCGCCAAAGGTTCCGGTATCGAATTGTGTTCCGGCTGTATCTGCCGCGCTCAAAGGACTTGCAAACTGATTCGTAAAGTTCGTACCTTGATACGGGGTAGGCGCTTGGAATGTATTCCCAAACGTGGTCGCGTTGTAGGGAGTTGTGCTTGTGCCCGCCAACTGCCCCATCGTATTCGATGCTTGTGCCACACTGCCCGGGACTTGGAAGTTCGCTGCCTGTCCGTAGGCTTGTTGGGAAATAGGAGAAGTCCCTGCTGTAAGCGTCCCTGTATACCCTTGATACGGTTGGTTCGCCAGCGCTTGCCCTTGGCCGAGCATATCGGTCACGTATTCGCCTGCCCACCCTGCCAGATTTTCAGAGATGCCTGTGGTGCCTGTCGGGGCGGTCGTACCGCCAGTTGTGTAGCCTTTTACTTCACCTCCCGGCAGAAATTTAGCCGCGTCAATCTGCTTGCCCTGCTCTTTGTTGCCTGTGCGCGCTTCCCGGATTTTGTCCATCATCGCGTAGAGCTTCTGCGCACCTTTGCCTGTGTCGCCGCCGCCGATAGCCGCTACTTTTTCAGGCGACATGTACGCCTCGTCGTTTGCAACTTTAGCAGGACGTTTACCATCGATATTGGTAGCGATTGAGTCGCTCATGCCATCGCCTTCGCCCTTGATCGGGGTGGCCCCCAGCTGCTGCGCCAGTACACGTAAGCCTGCTTCGCTGGAGCCGTTACCCAAGTGGGACACCACGTCTGCAGGGATCACAAATCCTTTTTCTGCCAGCCCGCCTTCAGCCAAAGACAGTATCCCGCCTTGCGCAGCGAACTGTGTGGGAGAGAAGTACTGCTGGCCTTGCGCAGCCGCGCCGTACGCCCGGGGAGCAGGCATAGCCAACGGCGTGCGTGTGGCCGTGTATTTGGGAATCAAACTCTGTCCGGAGCCCAAACCTGTGTACCCTGCCGGGGTTACTTTGGCACGGCCTACGCCAGTGGCGCTCACCAGCCCGGCAAGCAGTGGTGCCCACTTTTTGATGTCTGCAGCGCTTATGTTTGCATTTAGTTTTTTAAGCAACGCGGTGATACCGCTGCTGATACTGCTGCCTGTGGAGTCTACCCCCGGGGTTATTTTGGCACCGTACGGGTTACTCGCAACAAGGTCGTCAAACGTCTGTCTGCCCGCCATCATATCGGCCCAGACCTCGTCAAACGTCTGCCTACCCCCCGTCACATCGGTCCAGTCCTGCTCAAAAGCAACGTCATCTGCAGAAGGTTGTGCCCTTTGCTGCATGTGTGTGTTGGCTGCTTGGTCCCATGCAGCCCAGTTGTCTGCTGCCGGGTCGTAGGGTTCAGGCGATTGCTGCACGTAGGGCCGCACCTCTTCAGCAACCTCGTCAACCGTCTGCCTGCCCGCCATCATGTCGGCCCAGTCCTGCTCGAAATCGTCCATAGTTAGCTCCTTAGAATTTGGAGGAGGTCTTCAATGGAGCCCCCATCGGAAAATTGATTTGCATTGCTGGTGAGAAAGTTCGGGTCAATGCCCGGACCCCACAAGTCCTGCATGGATTTTATAGCGGCATTGCTGGTAGGTATAGCACTACCTGAAGATGTTGTCCCCGCAGACCCCGACGATATTGCCGAACTGACTGCAGGCTGTACTGTAAAAGGCGATGCAGCCCCACTACTGCCCGAAAGAGAAAAGCCTCCTGCGCCCCCGCTACCGCTACCAAAAGACCCAAAGCTGCTTGTGCTGGCGGGTGCTGCCGTAGCGCCTACCCCCGGACCTATGCCCAATGCACTGTTAATGGACCCTGCCAGCGAGGACGTATTCGTCTGCCCGGAAGGCGTGGTGCCCAGTGCAGAATTCACCGTCCCCGAGATGCCAGAACTTACCATTCCGGGAACTCCTGCAATATTGAACCCTAGAGATACCATATTTGCCGGAATGCCTGTTATGTTCGACAGCTCGCTTGCTAGTGCACTGTTAATGGTCCCCGCCAGTGCGGCAGAGGCTACTTGTCCGGGGTCCTTATTTATGACGCCCGTAACTACACCTACAGGAATGCCTAGTTTGCTGGCGACTGCTTGCGTGGCGGCGTTAACTGCTGCTCGCCCGATACTCGTCTTGCCCGATAGCAATCCCAAGGCTTGTTGCAGCGCAGAAACTGACATTGCAGCCACAGGGCTCACCATACCAAACAGCGTAGGGATGTTTTTATCTAACCAGCTATGTGTGTTGTAGGAAGCCATCGCTTCTGCGATAGACTGCGTCGGGTTGTTAGGATTAACCCCTGCAATGTTGCCATACCCTAACGAGTCCAGCATGCTCAACTCGCCGTAGGTAAACCCATCCTCGCTGATACTGCCGGAAGGGTTGCTAGCAGCTGTGCCAAACGCCCCTGTAGCCGCCATAAGCGCATCCATAGGATCAACGGACAGCTGGGCTGCAATCTCATTGGCACGTTGCGCATTACCTGCAGAGGTGCCTCCGCCAAATGTAGTGCTTGGCGCGCTACTCGAACTAATTCCGAAAGTGCCTCCTGTAACTGATGAACCTAAATCACC